GACAGGGGCGTTATAAAGATGCCCTGAGAATTGCAAAAGGTTTCCGGTTAGGAATAACCAGAGAGCAGAGCGACACGATTGTACGTGCGTATGAGTGCATGGTTCATCCTGATTTCTACCGGAGCATAGGCAAGAACATACAAGAGTGCATAGACGGTGGGGTAAGCGTCCTATGTCAAGTATTTGGTTCCTGACCGCTGAAACTTAATAAAGCGATACAGAGGGCATCTTCTCATGCGTGTGGGAGGATGCCTTTTTCGTAACAAAATGGTAGGTGGTGAGATGGCAAATGAGCAGAACTTAAAAAAGTTCGGAAGCGAGAGGGAACCGAAAGAGGCTGGTAGGAGAGGCGGTGTGGCATCAGGGGAGGCAAGACGGCGAAAAAGAGACATGAAAAACGCCGCAAAGTTGCTTCTCAATATGCCGGTAGTCGGAGAAAATACCGTAAAGAACCTGGAAATGATGGGCTTTGAAAGTCGGGATATGACAAATCAAATGGCTCTCATGGTTCGGGTATTCCAGAAAGCGATGCAGACCGGTGACATACGAGCGGCAGAGTTCCTAAGAGATACAGCCGGGTACAATCCGGAAACGCAGTTGAAAGAGCGACAGTTCAAGTATGAGAAAGACAAGGCAATGGGTATGAACCAGGAAATCGAAGATACAAGCGATGTGGACAGTCTGATATATGGCGGCCAGGAAGAAAAAGACAATACCGTTTAAGTTCGGTCCGAAGCACATTGAGTATATCCGAGCCTGTCAGTATTCTACATACAACATCCTGGAGGGAGCTGTCCGTTCCGGTAAAACTATTGATAATGTATACGCTTTCGCTCACGAGCTAAAGACTTGCCCCGATAAAATCCACCTGGCCACTGGTTCCACGATGGCAAACGCAAAGCTGAATATTGGCGATGCGAACGGCTTTGGCCTGGAGTATATCTTCCGAGGTCAGTGCCGATGGAGTAAATATAAAGACAATGATTGCCTCCGCATCAAAGGTCCGGACACTGGTTTCAAAGAGAAAATAGTTATTTTCGCCGGTGGAAAGTCCTCTGACAGCTATAAAAAGATACGAGGCAACTCATACGGTATGTGGATTGCAACAGAAATCAATCTGCATCACGATAATACGATAAAAGAGGCGTTTAACAGACAGCTTGCTGCAAAACGCCGTAAAATTTTCTGGGATTTGAACCCGGAACACCCGAAAGCACCGATTTATGCGAACTACCTGGATGTTTATGCAGCCAAAGCAGAAAAAGGTGAGCTGATAGGTGGTTACAACTACCAGCACATGAGCATTTTTGAGAATGTGAACATCAGCGAGGAACGTATCCAAGAAATTATCAGCCAGTATGACCCGACAAGTATTTGGTATATCCGAGACATTGAGGGTAAGCGAAGTATTGCAGAGGGTCTTATTTATGTCAAATTGGCTACTTCCATAGCAGCAAGCGACAATAAATACCTGATACCGGTAAAGGCAGTCCAGGAGCTTAATAAACGTGGTGAACTGGCAGAAATCAATATAGGCGTGGACTTTGGAGGTAACGGTTCCGGCCACGCTTTTGTTGCGACTGCATCCACAAACAATTTTGATAAGCTCATAGCGTTACGGTCTGAACGGTGGCTTGGCGATGATATAGACCCGGATAGGCTGTCAGAGCTGTTTGTAAATTTCGTCAAGAAGATAAAGGCTACCTACGGTTTTGTCACGCATGTATATGCCGATTCTGCAGAGCAGGTTCTTATCCGAGGGTTGAGAACGGGGTTGATAAAAGCCGGAATGGGCGACATCAAAGTAAAAGATGCTTTGAAGTCACAGATTACCAACCGCATATTTACACTGACTGCCCTGTCTGCAAGAGACAGGTTTTTCTATACAGAAGAGTGCGATACTCTGACAGAGGCAATAAGCATGGCTGTATGGAACCCGAAAAATACAGAGCTGGAGCGTCTGGATGATGGCACGAGCGACATCGACAGTTTGGATGCGTTCGAGTATTCGTTCGAGCGTGATTACAAGAAGTACATCAAAGCCGGATAGGAGGTGTGAAAGAATTGGCTATAAAAGATTTTTTAAGAAAGGTGTGGAGCAAATTGTTACCGAAAAACAGTATAGAAAAGCAATTAAATGTATCGGTTGCCACATCCGCAGTCATGGATAGAGCAATCGAATTGTGGAGCCGGATGTACGAAAACAACCCACCATGGCGAGGTGGAGAAGCCGGAGTTATTCCTTTGAACCTACCGGCAGCGATTTCAGAAGAAACCGCAAGGCTGATACTGACAGAGTTTAAGATTGAAGTATCAGGAAGCCCGAGAGCGGACTACCTGGACAAGCAGTTACAGGATAACCTGGTGAACATCAGCCAGCACATGGAACTCTATTGTGCGAAAGGTGGCATCTGCATGAAACCGTATGTTTCTGGACAGACCATAAACATTGACTTTACCCAGGCAGACCGGTTTTATCCTACGGCGTACAACAGCAACAGCGAGATTACCGGGGCAATCTTCCTGGATTCGTTGCGGAAAGGCGATTACCTTTATACCAGACTGGAGTACCACAATCTGGTAGGTACAGATTACACCATCACAAACAAGGCGTTCAGGTCTGAAAGACTGACAGCTCCGTTGTCAGATACCATAGACACGGTTGCGGCACAAAGCCCGTTTGATAAGCCGGTACCGCTGTCAGAGATTGAAGAGTGGGCTGAATTATCAGAGGAACCGGTGGTTATTAACAACATCGAGAAGCCTCTTTTTGTTTATGTAAAAGTGCCGAGGGCAAACAACATTGACCCGGCATCCCCGTTAGGAGCTTCCGTCTATTCCAGGGCGATAGAGATTATCGAACAGGCAGACAGGCAGTATTCCCGTATTCTCTGGGAGTATGAAGCTACAGAAGCAGCGGTTCATGCGTCCGCTGACCTCTTCGATACTGACAAAAAAGGTAAACCGGTTATGCCACAGGGAAGAGAGCGGCTGTACCGGGCTTTTGATTTCAGCGGAAAAGACGGCTTCCTGAAAGAATACGCACCGGAAATCAGAGACACAGCATTGTTCTCCGGTTTGAATAAGCACTTCCAGAGGATAGAGTTCCTTTGCGGTTTGTCCTATGGCACCATTTCAGACCCGCAGCAGATTGAAAAGACCGCCGAGGAAATCCGGACATCAAAGCAACGGTCCTATACCAACATATCCAGGATGCAGAGTGCGTGGGATGCAGGATTTGACAATCTGATTTACGGTATGGATGTACTGGCAACTCTGTACAGTCTGGCTCCGGCTGGAACCTATGAAAAGGCTATAACCTGGGGCGATGGAGTCCTGGAAGATACGAATGTTGAATATCAGAGGCGGTGGAGCATGGTTCTGGCTGGAAAGATGAAACTGGAGAAGTTCTACGCCTGGTATTTTGGCTGTACCGAGGAGGAGGCACAAGAGTACATTCCGGACGCTACAACAACGTACCCTCCGGAAGAATAGGAGGAGGTAGTTATGCTTACTCCTGAATATTTGGACGATTGTTCAGACAGCCTCCTGGGGTTGTATGACACGCTCAACACTTCTATTGTTGAGGATATAGCAAGGCGAATTGCAAAGACCGGGCGTGTTACGGATTCTGCCATGTGGCAAATCAAACAGGTTCAGGAATCCGGAAAGCTCCTGGAGGATGTAACCAGGGAGGTTGCTACTATAACCGGTTTTTCTGATTCATACATCAAAGAACTTTTCGATGAAGCAGGAGTTAAGTCGCTGAAATACGACAGTGACATTTGTTCGGATGCCGGGCTAACACCGATTCAGTTGAAACAGTCTCCGGCAATGATGCAGACCCTTGCAGCAGCAGTAGAAAAGACCCAGGGTAATATAAATAACCTGACAGGCACAACGGCTGTCGCATCGCAGAGCTTATACCTCCAGAGTACAAACCTTGCTTATATGCAAGTAACCTCTGGAGCTTTTTCGTACCAGGAAGCCATGAAGCAAGCTATAAGAGCAGCGGCTGTTGAGGGAGCAAAGGTCTACTACTCCAACGGGCACACATCCAAGATTGATGTTGCTATCAGGCGTTCTGTTCTGACTGGCGTAAACCAGACAGCAGCAAAGCTGACAGAGCAGTATGCGGATGATATGGGCTGTGATTATTACGAGACTACCGCTCATAGTGGAGCCCGTCCGTCACACCAGGAATGGCAAGGTCAGGTGTTCTGTATATCAGGCAAGGATAAACGGTACCGGCAATTTGAAGATGCGACCGGGTATGGAACCGGAGCCGGGCTGTGCGGATGGAACTGCAGGCACAGCTTTCATTTGTTCTTTCCTGGGTTCTCAAAGCCGGCATACAGCAGTGCTACCCTGGATGGATATGCAACAAAGAAGTTCACATACAGAGACCCTGGAGGCGAGAGTTCTTCCCTGACAGAGTACGAATGTACCCAGAAACAGAGGAGCTTTGAGAGGGCTATCCGTGAAAGCAAGGCAATTCTGGCAGCATATAACGCCGCTATGGCGAGTGCTCCCAATGAAACCCTGGAGAACATGCTAAAGGAAGAGTTTGCCAATGAGAGCGTTATCCTGAAACGTACCGAGCGAGAGTTGAAAGATTTTTGCAGACAGACGCACCGGTCTGTTGATTCGGCACGAACACAGGTATATGCAGTCCGGGATGATTCCGGACATATTGTTAATTTTGGCAAGTCGGTCAGCCAAAAGGCTGTCTGGGCTAATAAAAAATCAAGATAGGAGGTAGAACCATGAAAAAGCTGTTTATTTCGCAGCCTATGAGAGGCAAAACAGACGAGGAAATTCTGAAAGAAAGAGAAAAAGCCATCGCAAGTGCTGAAAAGCATTTGGGCGAGCCTGTAGAGGTCATTGATTCCTTTTTCCAGGGCGCACCGGTCAATGCAAAGCCACTCTGGTACCTGAGCGAATCACTGAAACTTCTTGCAGAAGCGGATGTTGCATATTTCGCCAAGGGATGGGAAGAGGCGAGGGGCTGCAAAATCGAGAACACATGCGCCATTGAGTACGGCATCGAGGTTATCGAAGATTACACAGAACGGTAGAGAGGAGGAGGTCCTTTTATCTCCCGGTCGTGGGTCAAACGACAGACAGGCTCAAATCGGCATTTTCGCCGGTTTAAGCTACAAATTATCAGGAGAGCAATTACAAAGCTGTCCTGGGCTTATTCCGAAGCCACACGGCAACGGAAAACATAACACCACGGTAGAGACCGGCTGTTCCTGGTAGGGAATGTCCGGTTTTTATATTGCCCTGGAGGTATGGCATAAATAACTACTCAATTTTCCGGTTGTGGGCGGACATATTCCACAATAGCAGACCGGGAGTGAACCCGGATATAAACTAAATCAGCGAAAAAGCATAGGAGGTACACATCATGTACGAATTTTTGAAGAAACTTTTTGGAACAGTAGACGGACAGCCGGAGGCTCTGACCTACGAGCAGTTGGAGGCAAAAATCAAGGGCGATAAGAACATCAAACTTGTAAACCTGTCGGATGGCGGTTATGTCTCCGAGGATAAGTTCAAAGCGAAAGAAACAGAACTTACGGGAGTAAAGCAGCAGCTTACCGATGCGAATACCACAATCCAGTCTCTTAAAGACAAGGGAGCTGATGTGGACAAGGTAACAAAGGAATGGGAGGACAAGTACAACAAGGACACCCAGGACTTGAAAGACAAGTTATCTGCACAGGAGCGTTCCCATCAGACGGACTTGTTCTTGTCTGGCTACAAGTACACTTCAAAAGCGGCACAGGCCGGTATCAAAGCGGAGTTTGAGAAAAAGAACTTCCAGCTTGATAACGGTGTTTTCCTGGGAGCTTCCGACTACATGAAGACGCTCATGGAGAACGAAGATTACAAAGGCGCTTTCGTAACGGAGGATGCCGGCGGACATGGCGGCAATGGAGGAAATGGTGGCGATGGCGGTAACGGCCAGGGCGCACCGAAGCCACCACAGTTCGCATCCGGTACAAACGGTGGAAACGGCGGAGCCGGAAATGGTGGAGCAGGAGGCCAGGCAATTTCCTTTGGCTTTACCAGAATCAGAGAACCTAAAACCAACAACTAAAAAACCGAAATGGAGGATTTCAAAATGGCAGCATTAAATTATGCAAAAGAGTATCAGCAGGCACTTGAACAGGAATTTCCGTATGTCCTGTACTTTGGCGCACTTTTCAACACACCCAACAACGGTCGTTACCGTTGGGTGAACAGCAATGTGATTGAGATTCCTACAATCACTACCACCGGTCGTGTAGATGGTGACAGAGACACCATTGCAACCAAGAAACGTAACTATAACAACTCCTGGACACCTCTTACCGTGTCTAATCATCGTACCTGGCAGACCCTCGTACATCCTCGTGACATCCAGGAAACCGACCATGTAGCGTCCATCGCTAACATTACCAGAGTTTTCAACGAGGAGCAGAAGTTCCCGGAAATGAACTGCTATCTCATTTCTAAGCTGTATGCTGATTACACCGGCAAGGGCAAGACCGCAGACGTAACAGTTCTGACGACTGAAAACGTTCTGGAGGTGTTCGACAAGCTCATGACAGCTATGGATAACAAGAGAGTTCCCAGAGCTGGTCGTATCCTGTATGTCACTCCTGAAACCCGTACTCTTATCAACAATGCAAAGCAGATTGTTCGCAACATTGATGTGAGCAAGCGTTCCGATGCGGTGAGAAGAGCAATTACCTCTATTGACGAGGTAGAGATTCCGGAGAGCGTACCGAGCGACATGATGAAAACCCTGTACGACTTTACGGAGGGTTGGGAGCCTGACGCAAGCGCAGACCAGATTAACATGTGTCTGGTACATCCGAACGCTGTTATCACTCCTATCAGCTACGAGTTCGCACAGTTAGACCCTCCTTCCGCTGGTTCCGAGGGTAAGTGGGACTACTTCGAGGAGTCCTTTGAGGATGTATTCTTACTGCCTCATAAGGTGGATGCGATTGCATTCAACATCACAAAGCATGCATAAGAGTTGCGAGGTAATTGCAAACGAGCCAGGGCTGGAAACGGTCCTGGCATTTTGAATGGAGGAATAGAACAATGGCAAATGACGGAGTATTAAAAGCTGTTAAGGGTAACAGAGTTGTAAGAATCCCTGAAAATAAAAAGGATGCCTATATTGCTATGGGGTACAAGATTACCACCATGAGCGGCGAGGTTGTTCACGAGCCTGTAGGTCAGGCAGAGCTGAAAGCAAAACTGGTTGCTGCAGAGGCAGAGAACGCAGAGCTGAAAGCAAAGCTGGAAGAGGCTACCTTGTATGCTGAAAACGCAGACAAGAAAATTGAGAAGCTAGAGAAAGAATACGCAGAGCTGAAAGCTGCTTCTGAAAAAGCCGCAAAGGCATCAGAGGCGGCAAATAAGGCATCTACGGAGTCCAAAGCTACAAAATAACGGGAGGGCTACAATAAATGTCCCAAGAGGCTATAACGAGTCCATACGTGGACTTTAAGTATTACCAGAACGAGTACGGCGGTAACAAAATACCACAGGACAGCTTCCAGAGGCTCGAAAGACAGTCGGAGGCTGTTCTGCATCTGATTACCTTTGACAGGGTTAAGCGGCTCCCTGAAATCACGGACGCTATCCGGGATGCCATCTGTGCGATGGCAGAGACAGCGTGGCTGGAAGAGAAAAAAACGCCAGGAGTAAAGTCGGAGACCATAGACGGGTACAGCGTTTCGTATGCTGATTCCGGAAACACAACCGGAGCAAACGGCATGACGAACGCCATGTACGAGAGCGCCTTTCCATATTTGGCAAATACCGGCTTATTATTCAAAGGACGGTCAAGAACGTATGATAACGAACAGTGATATTACCGTTTTCAACAAGCGGTATGATAAAGCTGAACGCACAGAGAGGCTTTACGGTACAAAAATACAGGGCGTGAGCTTTTATTCCAGGAAAGCGGTATCATCCGCTGACAATCAGTTGTCACAGAATGACAGCTACACTATCCGTATTCCGGCAAATGCAGATACCGATGGCAAACAGTACATCGAACAGCAGGCGTACTCCTCTCTGAATGACGAGGAGTTTAAGCAGTTCTGGACATTACAGCCGGGAATGATTATTGTAGCAGGACTTGTAGACCTGGAAACAACCACAGAGGTAGAACTGCAGAAAGCATATCCGGAAGTAATCGTGGTTAAGAACTACACAGACAACCGGAGCAGAGGTTCAGAGTCCATGTGGCACTGGAGGGTAGGTGGTGAGTAATGTCGTCTCACAATATAACTACGCCAAGGGGTAGCATCGTACAGACCACAACCAAAAGCGGCAAGGTAAAGGCAGAGCTTACCTGGAATCCTGACTTTTCGCCAAAACGTACACAGAGTTTTAACAGGGCTCAAAAGTTCGTTGATAGCGAAGTTCTACGGTATTGCAGTGCCTTAGTTCCTTTTCAGACAGGTATGCTTGACCGGTCTGGAAAACTGGGAACAGTCATAGGCAGCGGTTTGGTTCAGTACATCGCCCCATACGCAGCCGCACAGTATTACGATACGGCAACGAGCCGTCCGTATGATGCCAACAGAGGCGCACAGTGGTTTGAACGTATGAAAGTAGCCTACAAGAGAGATATTCTCGATGGGGCAAAGAAGATGCTATAACAGGAGGAAAACCAATGGCAAAAGCAAAGTCCATTATTGAAGCCCTGGAACAATTCTTTCTCGATTGTGAACTGCTGAAAGAGGGCTGTTTACGGGTGGATTTCCTGGGAGAGAAACCGGTTGAGTATGCAATCGAAACATTGCCATGTGACCCTATTGTGAAGAGGTACGCCAATGGTAGCACCGTTCGACAGTACCTCTTTGCTTTTGGCTCCAGGGAATATTACAGCCAGGAACGGTTGCAGAACATCCAGAACAGTGCTTTTTATGAAAAGCTGTCTGACTGGGTGGAGGAGAAAGACCGGTCCGAAACATTCCCGGAGCTTCCGGATGGTATGGAAGCCAAGGGATTGAGAGTGGTATCGTCTGGTTATTTGTTCGATGGTTCCATGAAGAACGCCAGATACCAGATACAGTTGCAATTATTATATTACAAGGAGGCATAACCAAATGAGCAGAAATGTCATTAAGAGACACCAGTTTGCGGACTACCTGAACGTAGGCACGCACGAGTCCCCGGAATATGTTCTTATGGGCGTAGGTTTTACCACGCTGGATGAAGAACCCGGAGCGCAGACAGAAACGAAAAAGTATGTCAATGAGGCGGCAAGCTCCAAGAGCGTAACCGGCTATGAGACAGTGTTCCCGTTCGAGTCTGACTTTATCAAGGACGAAAAGGCAATCATCGCCCTGTACAACGTAGGAAGAAATCACTACATCGGCTCTGATGCGGAGTTCGAGTATGTGAGAGTGGAGCTGTGGGATGCTGTCACCGGAAAGGACAACGAGTACGCAGCGAGACTGTTTACGGTTGCAGCAGAAATTTCCGAGGTTTCTGGAGAAACTGACATCCAGGTTTCCGGAAATCTGAACGCTGTCGGTGATTTCACGGATGGTACTTTCAACACAAAGGAAAAGACCTTTACAGTGGCATCTGCTACTGCATCCGCAGCAAAGGAAACCCAGTAGAACACACTGCAGAAAGAGCCTCCATTACCGGGGGTTCTTTCTCTCTTAGAAAATAAGCATGAAAACCAGGAGGTAATAGAATGAACATTTTAGGCGTAGATTTAGAGTTTGATTTTTTTGATGCTGACAAGGTAGACCTGTACGAGGCTGAAAACAAAAAGGTAGCGGAACGAATCAAGGAACCGACACAGTACGAGGGAAAGACAACAGGACAGTCTTTCCGAATCCAGTGCGGTATTGTAGATGATTTCTTCAACTCTGTATTTGGTCCCGGAACTGCAGAAAAGCTCTTCAAAGGCAAAGCAAACCTGAGAGAGCACATGGAGGCTTTTGCACAGGTGTCTGATGCAGCCATGGCTACCAAAGACGATATCAGCGCCCTGACGGAGAAGTACAGCCCGAACCGGGCACAGCGCAGAGCTGATGCAAAGCAGAATACAAGAAATTTTAACCGGCATAATTCCGCATACAACCACAGTAAGCATTGAATCTGCTGATTGATGAGCTCCCTGATTATGTCGTTGTTGATGGGGTAGAGTATCAAATCCGGAGCGATTTCCGGATTTCGATGCTTTTTGAAATCCTGATGCAAGACAGCGAGCTGGAGCCAAAGGAAAAAACGGTCAAAGCTCTTGAATTGTACTATCCGGTTGTTCCGAGTAACCTCGGAAAAGCCGTAGAGGCTTTATTATGGTTTTACAAATGCGGTAAAGCGGATAACCCACAGAAGCAGAAGATAAACGCCAGGAAAGGCAAAACAAGAGTGTATTCGTTTGAGTATGACGATGATTATATATACGCCGCTTTTATGACACAGTACGGTATCGACCTGAACAGCATAGAGTATATGCACTGGTGGAAATTCCGGTCTATGTTTAACTCCCTGACGAATCAGTGCGAGTTCGTAAAAATTATGGAGTACCGCAGTATCGACCTGAAAGACAATATGCCAAAGGAGCAGAAAGCGTTTTACCGCAAAATGAAGCGCATTTACGCCTTGCCGTCCATGGATGATGAGGACAAACGTACAAATGCCATCGCAGAAGCTCTTATGGGTAGCGGTGACCTGTCGGGAATCTTGTAGGGGAGGCGGTCAATATTGAAAAGTTAAAAGAGAAGTACAGCCTCCGGGTGGAATGCCCGGAGTGTGGTTATAAAATGCCTGTTTTCTTCACAGAAGATGCAGAGTGTAGCGGAGTGATGGTTGCCTGTAAAGGTAGAAACTGCCACTCCATTTTTGAAGTAACTATAAAAAACGGAAAACAAATCAAGTAGTGCCATTATGAGCCGATGATTTCAAGCCCGAAAGAGAGGTGAGAACGTTGGCTTATGATGGCACACTAAAATTTGACACCAGTATAGATAGTAAAGGCTTCCAGCATGGCATTGACGGCATAGGGAGCATAGCTGAAAAGGGCTTAAAGGCTACTGGTGCCATTCTTGCAGGTGCAGCGACCGCAGTAGGAGCCATCGGTGCAGCATCAGTAAAAGTAGGTTCTGATTTTGAAGCCTCTATGTCCAAAGTAGAGGCTATTTCCGGAGCAACGGGCGATGAACTGCAAGCCCTGACTGATAAAGCAAAGGAAATGGGAGCAAAGACAAAGTTCAGTGCTTCCGAATCAGCAGATGCTTTACAGTACATGGCGATGGCTGGTTGGAAAACGGATGATATGCTGAACGGCTTAGAGGGCATTATGAACCTGGCAGCCGCATCCGGCGAGGATTTGGCAACAACCTCTGATATCGTCACAGATGCGTTGACTGCTTTTGGCTTAACAGCAGAGGATTCCACTCATTTTGCAGATGTTCTGGCGCAGGCATCTTCAAACGCAAATACCAACGTAGGAATGATGGGCGAAACGTTCAAATACGTTGCTCCTGTAGCTGGCGCACTGGGATATACAGCAGAAGATACAGCACTTGCAATCGGTCTGATGGCAAACTCTGGAATCAAGGCGAGCCAGGCTGGTACATCGTTAAGGTCCATCATGTCCCGAATGGCAAAGCCGACCAAAGAAGTTCAAAAAGCCATGACAAAGCTAGGTGCTTCACTTACTGACGACAGCGGAAACATGAAAACGCTGAATGAAGTAATGTTAGACCTTAGAAATGGCTTTGATGGCTTGTCAGAATCCGAGGCAGCAAACCTGGCAGCCGCTCTCGGCGGTCAGGAGGCAATGTCCGGACTACTTGCCATTGTAAACGCATCTGATTCTGATTTTAACAAATTGTCGGATGCTATCAATTCGTGCGATGGTGCAGCACAGCAAATGGCAGACACCATGAACGATAATCTGCAAGGTCAGATTACTATTCTTAAATCTGGCTTAGAGGGTCTCGGAATTACTTTGTATGAGAGCCTCGAAACTCCGATGAAAGACACCGTAAAAGAAGCACAGAATATGGTACAGCAGCTCCAGGAAGCCTTTAACAATGGCGGTCTGGATGAAGCTGTCTCCGTGGTAGGCGATATATTCGCCCAGATTGTAGAAAAAGCGGCTTCTGCGGTTCCTGACATCATTGATGTAGCGTCAGACCTGATACAGTCGTTCTTGACTGGCATAAATAAAAACCTCCCGGAAATTGCATCCGCAGGAGTAGACATTGTAACATCCGTAGCATCTGCCCTGATTGAAAATACAGGGCTGTTATGGAGTACAGGCGTAGCACTGCTGGCAGAGGTGCTTTCCGGAATCGCAGACAATCTGCCACAGCTTGAAGAGTCCGCAAAAGAAGCTATTTCACAATTAGGCACAACCCTGGAGACATACGCTCCGACAATCGGAGAGTCAGCGGCGAAAATTGTTGCATACCTGGCAAGTGCCGTGATAGAAAATCTCCCTGAAATCATTGAAGCAGGAAAGCAGATTGTTCAGGGTCTTATAACAGGTATCGAGCAGGAGTTCCCAAGTCTGGGAGCTTTTTTAAGTGGACTGTTTGATGGTTTTTCTTCTACCATCGGTCCGATAGCACAGACAGTAATAGACGCATGCGTTGGTATCTTCGATGCCCTGAACGGTGCAGACCCGGCTACCATGGAAGCCCTGGGAAAAGCAATCGGCACAATAGCTGCATCCATGGCAGCATTAAGCGTAGCGTCAAAGGTTGTCGGAGGCGTAAAGTCGCTTCTGACCGTTTTAAGCGGTTTCGGAAAGAACATAGGAACCGTTGTGGGAGTCATTCCCAAAGTCGTTGAGGGGTTCCAGTTATTAGCCGGAGGAGCCGGTTCGTTTAGTGAAGTCCTTGCACTGGAATTTCCTAAAATCGCAGCTTTTGTAACAAAGGTTACAGGAGCTTTTTCAAAGATAAGCGGTGTTGCATCCACAGTAGCTAGTGCAATTTCAAAGGTCGCATCAACAGTCGGGTCAGCATTTTCGTCTATTGGTAGTTTCATAGCTGCCAATGCAACAGCAATCGCCGGTATCGGAACACTATTAGCCGGCATAGCAACGGCTGTTACGAATTTTGTTTCTATGCTGGTAGATGGCTTTTCCTGGATAAAAGAAGCCTTGATGGTTGTAGGCATAGCTCTTGCGGCAGTAGGAGCCGTGATTCTCGGAGCTCCGGCAGCCGTAGCAGCAGTTATAGCCGGAATTGTAGCGGCGGGAGCCACACCGGGTGTCGTAATCAAGGATAATTGGAACGCCATTGTTGATTTCTTCAAGTCCATCCCGGAAAAAATCGGTCAGGTAGTCGATGCTATCGTAAACTGGTTCTCTGAATTGCCAGGACGGATTTCAACCTGGCTGCAGAACGTGATTACAACCGTCCAGACATGGGCGACAAACCTTAAAACACAGGCAGCCACGGCGGTAAGCAGTGCAATCGAGGCTATCGTTACGTTCTTCTCTGAACTGCCTTACAGAATCGGTTATTTCCTGGGTACTGTGATAGGTACAATCATCCAGTGGGGTATCAATATTGTAAACTGGGTAACAACGGAACTGCCGGTTATCATCCAAAGTATCGTTGATTGGTTCGCCCAGTTGCCAGAAAGAATAGAAACCTGGCTGACGAATGTTATCACTAATGCCATTCAGTGGGGCATGAACCTGTATAACACGGCTACCACATGGGTAAGCCAGACGATAGACAATATCGTCCAGTGGTTCAGTGAACTGCCCGGAAGAATCGAAACCTGGTTCACAGATACCGTAAATAAAGCCATCCAGTGGGGAGTAAACCTCCTGAATACCTGTACAACCGCTGTTTCCAATACGATAAGCGCAATCGTAGCATGGTTCCAGCAGTTACCGGGTAAAGTAACAACCTGGCTCACAAATACCATTACAAAGGTAACGCAGTGGGCGGTTGACCTGAAAAATAAAGGAGCGGCGGCAGCCCAAGCCCTCGTTACAGCCGTTATAGACGGCGTTTCTTCGCTTCCGGCGAAAATGAAAGAGATTGGCTCTAACATCGTACAGGGCGTGTGGGATGGTATATGTGCCGCCAAAGACTGGTTCGTAAACAGTGTAAGTGATTTCTTTGGTGGAATCGTAGACGGCGTAAAAGACACTTTGGGTATCCACTCCCCATCAAGAGTGATGAAAAAAGAAGTAGGTCGCTGGCTCCCTCCTGGTGTAGGCGAGGGTATCGAGGAGGCTATGCCGGAACTGTACGACCAGACAGATGCCGAAATGGAAAAACTGGCAGAACACATGAAAGCGGCTGTCGAGGTGGAGACGGGAAATGTAGTAGTTAAGTCAAAAGCCAAGGCAGAGCATACCGCCCAGACAGAAATGCCGAAAAGCGGTGATACATACGTTGAGGAGAAGTTCGAGCAGAATAACACCTACAACGTACCGGTGGCAACACCGAGCGAAATAAGCAAGTCACAGAGAGAAGCAGCAAGGAAATTGTTAGGAGGTGTAAAGTAGTGGCGAATTTTATTGATATAACCCTGGAATGTAACGGGCTGTCTCTGACTTTTGGAAAATCAGAGTCCGGAGAGAAAAGAGAATTCGGTATTACCAAAATAACCGGTTTGGAATCCTCCGAGTTGGAGTTAAGCTCCTCCGAAAATGCCCTTGTAGATGGTTCAACAGAGGACGGCAAGCGAATCAAAAGCCGTCCTATCCACATTGAGGCGACCTTGCGTGATGCAAAGAACAATGCTACGAACCGTCAAAGAATCATCGCCTTTTTTAACCCGAAATACACCGGAAAAATGACTATAAATCACAGCGGAACAAAGCGGAACACCGAGTACGAGCTGGAGGGCTGGACTTTTGTAGCATCAGCGAATGTGTATAACCAGCTTGCAATCTCTGTTGACCTGAAATGCTTTGACCCTTATATGAAAAATATTGACAACTTCGGCCAGAACATGGCAAATATCAGTAAGCTGTTCGCATTCCCTTGGAGGGTACTGGCACAGAAAGTAGTTGTGCCAGACCCATACAAGGGTCTTTGCCTTAAAGGGAACGCTACGGGGTACAGAACCCTGACGAAAGAGGTATTGCTGCCGAACGACGGACACGTTCCTACAGGCGTACAGATTCAGTTTATCGCTGAAAGAGGTCCGGTTACGAACCCGAAAATAACGCTGGTAAGAACACAAAAAGGTGAAAGTGGTTCTTACATGAGGGTAAAAGTAGAAATGAAACAAGGTGATGTCCTCCTGGTTGACACCAACCAGAGGCACCAGGTTATCGAACTGAACGGCGTAAATGTGTATCAGAAAATCGACCGTACATCCGACCCGTTTATGCTCCAGGTAGGCAATAACTATCTGGAGTATGATGCGGATGTGAATTATACAAACCTGGATGTAAAGCTGTATTATACACCACTGTATCTGGGGGTATAAGCCTATGAGATTGATAGTTTTGGACGAAAATTTTGAAACACTGGGAAGTATTCCACTGTTCCGAACACTGATTTGGGCGAGGAGGTATGAAAAGTTGGGATGTTTCGAGCTCTACACCTCAAAGGACTACTTTCCTTTGCTCAATACAGGTAAGTACCTGTATCGGAATGATGCGGACGAGCTGGGGGTTATTGACGAGGTTAATTTCTCCCAGGACGAAAACGGAGCCAGAGAGGCGTATGCGAAAGGTAATTTTGCTGAAAAGCTCCTGGAGGAGAGGGTAATTGTTGGTACAGTCACTCTCAACACTGGCGTTGAAGAGGGCATGAGGTCCCTTGTAAACGCATGTGCCGTAAATCCTACCGACAGCGACCGGAAAATCGCCCATTTGAGGCTTGGAGAAACAACAGGCATCACGGATAAGCTGAACTGTCAGGTAACCGGTAGCAATCTAAGTGAGAAGCTGTACGAAATCGGCAACAGCTACGAAATCAGCCACCGGGTACGCTATGACTTCCTGACAAACGACCTGGCGTTTGAGGTATGGCAAGGCTTAGACCGTAGAGACAGTCAGGAAGAGAATAGCTGGGCTATATTCTCCAATAAGTTCTACAATATCAAGAATGTGGTCTACAACCGAAACAGCAGCTCCTATAAGAATTTTGCTTATGTGGCTGGAGCTGGAGAGGGAGCAGACCGTATTGTTATTACGGTTGATTTGAGGGAATCCGGAGAAGCCAGGAAAGAAATCTGGGTGGATGCCAGAGACTTGCAGCAGCAAGACGCAGACGGTAACACCATTGATGATGCCACATACCGGTCACAGTTGGTTCAGAGGGGAAAAGAGAAGTTGGCAGAGTACAGGATGGTTGAGACAGTCAACAGCCAGGTAGACCCGAACGCAAACCTGGTCTATAAAAAAGATTTTGACCTTGGCGATTATTCAACGTATGTCAATACAGACATAAATGTGGTTACAGAGAAGCGCATCACGGAGGTTATGGAAACCTACGAGGGTGGAGCAATGGAGCTTTCTGTAACCTTTGGAACTGATGAAGTATCTACAGTACAGCAGTTAATTAAAAGGGAGGTGTAAAAGTTGTCATTGAGATACGGTTATTTTGATTCAGAGATAACAGGGTACGATGAAGAGGGCATGCCGATTTTTGACCGGGCAGAGTCCTCTGATTTTTTTGCTTTGTTTATTTCAAGCCTTGTGAGCGACGGCGTTCTGGCAAGCCCAGGAGACTGCTTCCAGGTAATTGCCTACGAGGGAATGACATTAAAGGTACGCCCCGGATTTGGCATAATTCGTGGCAGATTGGCTTATGACTCACAAGACTACACTATCGAACTTTCAAAGGCTCCTACGAGCTATAAACGCATTGACAGGGTAGTTCTGCGAGCCAATTATCTGAACAGATTGTGTGAGGTGGTTGTAAAAGAAGGAACACCGGATGCGAACCCGGTTGCTCCGGAATTGCTCCAGCCGGCATCCGGCGATTATTACGAGCTGTCTCTTGCT